ATCTAACAGGTAAGTTGAGTGAGTCTACCGATGGGAAACAAAAGAGACTACACCCATCGGCATTGGTTAACATTCAAGAGTTTCTAAGGACGTTCGAGTTCAAAAATATCACGAACGATTCCGAACTCGCCAGTGTATGTGAGACAATCGACGGTATGGTGAGAGGATTGGACGTTGATTATCTCCGCGACAACAAAGCATTCAAAGAAGAGCTTGCTACAAAGATGGTAGCTGTAACCCAGTCTCTCGAAACTTTGGTAGAGAACACCCCAATCCGCCGGTTCCGAGACTAAGACTAACAAACAAATGGCCTTACCAGAAACACTCGCCCTATCGGACAATCCGATAGGGCATTTTTTTTGCTCAATTTGTAAACGTTTACATGAAAACGTTTTCACGTTGACCGGTATACTCGAAACATCTTTTGAGAAAACGTTTCCTATTAGTAACGGTCTATACGCTATTGCGCAAAGATAAAAACGGTTTGGGATATACTAGGGTATCAGGGTATCAAAAAGTCTAAGCGGCTCTACCACGTGGCTGCAATTGCCAACAATCGGTATTCCAATCGAGTATGGTATACGCTGGATTATCCTAAAAAGAGTAAGGCCATTCGGGAATCCGGCAAGGGCACGATCCTGTACCTCATTCGATTACCCTAACGGCCATTCTCGATTAAAAGACCATGGTGAACCTGCTACAAAAAAGTGATACCCTGATACGTCCTAATCAGGTTTATCTTCCCCTATTAGTGTTCGCGCTAGCCAACGGGAAACGTTTTCTCAAGTCCCTATATTGTAAACGTTTTCAGTAAAGTTCTCTATATTTTAGAGCACTCTATAGAGTAGAGTGCTCTATTTTATAATAAAGTAGCCGGTCAAAGTTCTGCCGAGGTACCAATTGTTCCACGTGGAACGTCACACTATACGCATACGTGATGCGTGTACCGTAAACTCTCTAGGTACTTAGGTACTTCGGTACTTCTCTAGGTACTCTAATAGGCACTACCATAAACTTTTTAGGTACTATATACGATACCATAAACTTCTTAGGTACTCATGTATGGGTCGTAAAGATTTCCACAAGATTTCCACAATTTTCTCAAAATAAGTGTTGACATGCCCAACAGACGTGCTATTCTAGGTACATCAGAAACGAAGGGAGCGGCAAACAATGGTGCGGAATGTTTATCGGAATTGAGAAAGACGGTCACACTCATTCCTAACAAAACATCAAACATCTTTGCAGAAAGGATAACAATGGGTTACTACATTCAGACCAACGCAGCACACAACAAAGCAGACTACATTGTGGGACACTATGATGGTGAGTTTTTGGCAAAAGCGCCATCGTCCTATGAGGACATACCGCAATTTAAGGCTCTCATAGCCGTAGTGGACAACGGGCCGTTTGAGGCAGCGGGATTCTGCTACAACAAGTCGGAGTTTGAAGCTTTTACCAATCCGTCCGATCCGCGCCCCATCCAATATGTCCTTATAGATAGGGACTTAGCGGAATACCTCACAAACTTTTAACAAGTTTTGCGCTTGCAAATAAAAAATGCTGACAAAAGGCAACCTCTTATGCAAAAGAGATCACAAAGCAGCAGCCTCTATGCATCAGGAATTCGGAGTAACCAGTACGGATACGTTCGATTGCAAGCGCAAACGCGATTAACAGGGTACCATTCATGACCGGTGAAAACAAGCGGAGCGAAGCTACCATTCTGGTACGGCTAGTCTCCCCTGACGGTTGAAAATCCTTACCATTCATGACCGGTGAAAACAAGCGGAGCGAAGCTACCATTCTGGTACGGCTAGTCTCCCCTGACGGTTGAAAATCCTTACCGGTCATGAATGGTACCCTGTTAATAACAAAAAACTAATAACAGGTGCAGCACAGCGGGAGCCTAATTAGAACGGTAATTGCGGTGATGGTCTTATTTACCAACCCGCCCCGTCATCTGGCTTCCGTGATAGTGAGTTAAATGGTATGATGAGAGTGGCGAAGCATACCAGCCTGTTATCAAACAAATTTGGGTAGTGTCTTTTATCACTAATTAGTTACTCACAACCCACAAGCTGTGCTTATTGTGAGTAACTAATTAGTTGTAAAATCCACAATGAAGGGAACGCAAATGGAAGTATCACCCGCGATCAAAGGCCAGCTTACCAAGGCGGTAAAGACTGGTAAAAACCGTCAATCCGTAACCAACGCGGTACGTACAATATACCGCAAGTTTATGCCCACACAGCAAGCCAAACATGCCACAAAGAAGTTTATGGCAGAAAGGGTTACGGTTAACTAACAATGCCTAGCTCAGTGTACACTCCAGGGCTTCAAAAATGGACAATCGTTGGTATGGATAACGTGTCCACTCCTATTAGCGATCTATGGTTCAACACCAACCACTCATGTGAGGGTCTGGACTCAAGCGAGATGAGGGACAGCGCACAAGACTTTCTCGACTCGCTCCGACAATTGGGAGTAAACCGCCTGCCAAGCATTGACGCGCTTATCAGAGATTTTGAGGATAGGCTCTAAGCGTTTGTAGTAGCTACCAATACTACAAAGCGTATAGCGGTACGGGCCGAAAAGCGTACCGCTATACGTATTATCAACAATTTAGCCAGAATCGAGATTACCATGAAAAACCTTGAACCAACTATTCTAATCCAAGAGGGAGTAGACTTTGTGGGAAAGTTCGATGATCATTCCCACTATGAAGAACAACACCAGCCCGGCTTCTGTCCGTTCGATCCTGAGAGCGTTATAACAGGAGCCGAAATCCAAGAGGGGTTTACGTTCACTAACTCCAAAAGAATTTACAGCAATCTCGCATGGTACGAATGGGTTACAAAATACGGACCCAATGCAGGATTTCTTGCGCGTGTGTTCCCCCGTCGATTTCTCCCAACCATCGCAGACTACCCGGAGGTAAACTAATGCTCAACACTAGCCCCGCACCCCGAAACGGGTACGTGTTTCCTTACCCCGCTACACTTCCCGACTCCGAAAAGCCCAAGCACTCCAACCATGTTACATCGCGCTCAAGCAGCACCGTGATGTTCCGCGTTATCAGCAATTCTTTATCAGACCGTGAGATTATGGTAAAGAAGTTTAACGGAACGCTGTACGCGGTTACCGAAAACGCTTTTAACGTAAAAATCCCTGCACATTACCAAGAAGAGGTAATCGAGTGGCTTGACGATTGCGATAGGGATTTTGTCGGGCCATGGTGAAAATAATCCTTGACACCGCGAGGCTACTAGTGTATGCTGTACATAGCTAGTAGCCTCTAGCTAACACTAATACCGGCCTGTAGCTCAATTGGTTAGAGCAGTGGACTCATAATCCATTGGCTTTGGGTTCGAGTCCCAACGGGCCGACCAACACTAAGGCATTAGGAACCATAGCTCAAGGGTAGAGCATTGCCCTTTTAAGGCATCGGCGAGGGTTCGATCCCCTCTGGTTCCACCAACTCAAAACATCTTAACAGGAGGCACAGTAATGGATGTTACGATTGCCGTAACGAGCAAAGAGGCCGAGATGATTTTGTTCGTAATTGCATTGCGTTCAAAACAAGCTGGAATATCCGAGCAAGCTCAAAAAGATGCTTTGGAAGTTGGAGAGCATCTTAACGATATGTTTGAAGACGCCTTTGGATGGGATCATTTTAACAGAATGGCCCACACACGAAAACCTATTAAGCGTGTAACCGTTACATGCTATGACTATCCTCCAACATCTTAACAGAAAGGGATATTATGCCAAGTCTTATTTCATGTAAAGGCTGCAAGCGGGTCGTGTTGATCGAAGTGGAAATCAAGAACACTAACCCCGCCCTAGCCAACCCCGGCCACTCCACCACCACTAATAGCGTGTTACAATGCGCGTGTGGTAAATACCTCTAATGCTTTTAACCCTTTGGTACTAAGGAGACTACCATGATTTCTCTTTACCATAACATCATTTACCAACTATCCCGGCTCAAAACCCCCGAATGGTTTGTAATTTGTATGTTTATGGTAGGCGTTGCGTATAGTCTTTCAGCAGTATACACGCTTGTCAAACTAATGTGGACAGGGAGGGCCAAATGAAATTCAACGTAGGGGATATAGTCTTCCCTGTAAAAGACAGAATAGAAGACTGGCCGAATACGCCTATCCAAAAGAATCCCCTTAAGGAGATAAGTGTTAGTGGTGCTCGTGTGCTAAAGGTTATACCCTACAGTCCAATTGAGTTACCGTCCGGTCCCGCTGAACACTGCGTTATGACTATAGAGGGTGTTACCCCAACCTGGATTAGCAGCTATTGGTTCGACCCTGACATACCAAGACACTATTGGAAGCTTCAAAAGGTACATAAAGCAGCTACTAAAGCTACTAAAGCTACTAAAGTTACCCCAATCGACAGTAGCATTGCGTTCAAAGCCACCACACCGCCAATCCCGAAAAGCTTTTTTCCACAAAAGACTTCGGAGGTAAGTTCCGTTAACGTTAACAACCTACACGTAAGGAGATTCCGAGATGCGTAAAGCGACCCACAAAGAAAATTCACAAAGTCTCTATCATGGTACAGTAAACATTTTTGTACCAAATATCCTTAAAGAGGGCCTAAAGCCCATTAAGGCAAATCGCTGGAAGATTCACGATGTAAAAAGCGGCCATGATCCGAGCACCGACGATAATGATGGCTTTGTTTATCTGGCTCCTGAAAAAAAGCTTGCCGCAGAATTCGCAGAAGCAAAGGCACAATACCTAAAGAGAAAGTCTTTAGGTGCTTATAAACCAACTAACTTCATTATGCTAGTAGCTAAGGACGAAGATGCGCCCGTAGTTCCAGACGCTAAACCCGTTGTACTTAGCATAAACATTCCATTCACAAAAGAGTGGAAACATACCTTCTATGCAGACCCCGATTGTCCTGACGCGTATCGTTTCTTCGGCACAATCCCACCGCAACTAATAACTGTTTTGGAGTAATTGGAGGATTAGTAACAATGGATAACAAAAACAAGAAGCTTCGCAAGTTCGTAGTAAATATTATTACTAATCCTCCACTCTATATGATAGAGTTGGGACTAGCACAAGTTGAGTACAAACAAGTCGAGATAACTGGGTACTCGCTGTCCGACGCAAAAGAACGCGCAGGGATCGAGTAGATCAAAATAAATCTTAAATATCCTCGACAACCTAACGAAATTGTGGTACCATAAGAGGGTAACACTCAAAAAGAAAGGACGAACGATGCGACGAAAACACAGACCTCTTGAGGATCAAGCAACGAGAGACAAAAGAGTAATCACGCCCGACTTGCTAACCAATGCCCTAACCGTTCTACAGGATAGCCGTCAGTTTGATTCTGCAAAGCTCTTAGCCAGACGCGACCTTGCCAACAGACTTATGACAGGCAAGCAAGAACAAGAGATGGTAGAGCGTGGGCTGTCTTTGATCGACCTCTTATCCGGTGGACTCTCTTCAATGGACGAACCTTGGGCGTACAACATACTTAATAGCTGGAATGAAAGACTCTCCGCTATTGGGTCTAAACATGAGATATTCGGCTATGTTCCCACCTTGAGTAACGTAGCTTAACAATAACTTCTTTACCCCAAACAAGAAAGGGTGTATGATGTTTCTCCTAAAAGCCACTAAACGTTTGAAGGCTACTCTAAGGAGAGCGGGAGCGAGTAAGATTCGCCTACCGTCCAGATATAAACAATTTCTTTGCAAACACGCTATTGTACGACATTTAGTTGTACTAGGTGGCTTCGTTGTGATAGTCATTGTCACAGAAAAGGTTTTTCATAACGAGGTTCTTTCTCATGGCATCGAACTAGCAGCGGGTAGTATGTTCGATAACTTTGTCACAGCGTTTGAACACGCCTTTTTCGCGGCAGAAACCGTAGAATAATTCAAAAAACCTCTTGACAAGTAGGATAGATTTTGGTATCCTACTTGTGAAGTCGAAACAAACAAAACGAAAGGAACAACATGACCGCAGCAGCAGTACACGAACCTAGCTTCCAAGACCTTCAATCTGAGATTGCTTCTCAGGTTAGCAATAACAACTTTGAGAAAGAGTCGGAAGTTAACGAAGCTTTCGGCCAAACGTGTGACCTTTGTGGAGGAGATCACGAAACCCCCAATGTGTTTTCCGTATTGAGCGACAGCCCGAATGATCCAGAAACCGAAAAAAGCTTTACCTCAGAAACCTTTATAGAAACTTTTATGGAAAAGATGAGGGGCATTATAGATAATGCAAAAGTGTGTGTCCTTCACCAGATCATCGATGGGCAGTCCAATGAGCCGCTTACCGTGACATTTTCCCCCGAACAAGCTCAGATTATCCGAGCCGCCCTTGCACGCTTTGAGATGGAAAGCGCGGGTGACTTGTCACCAGAAAACTACCCCGGCAACTTGTCAGATGCTTTTGACGAAAACGGAAAGCCGACTGATGGGCTTCTCCTTTCAGGGATAGCCTACGCTTTTGTCAAAGATGCGGTGTTTTCCGATGCCGAAGACCTCATCGGCCCCATCACCGCAGTCGCAAACCGAGTAAGCGGTGATAACAACTAACTTCTCATAGCTTTACAAAACATTTTAATAGCACCCTAGCAGATATTTAATAGAACCTGCTAGGGTGTACTTTTACTAACGCCACGGCCTTGACAAATGGCATCGAACCGGCGTATATTGGTATTAGTGACGGTACCAATGGCACCGAGGAAGGAGAAATCATTGATGACTCAAGCGGGGTCTAATACTGACGAGAGCGAAACCCAAAGCAATACATTTGTACGCTTTAAGAACAATTGCTACAAATGTACTAACCGTAGGACAATACCGGGTAGTGCACACTCATTTTGCGTCAATTTTGATGCGAATGTTACCATGGACTCTCATGGGGTAGAACACGGATGGGCATTCTGGCCCCTTGACTTCGATCCGATATGGGTAAAAGCTTGTACCGGATTCACACCGAAAGGATAACATGGATACCAAAGAAGTAGTAAATGAGTTACAAGCAAGGCTTGATCCTGCAAACCGTAAACCTGCAAGCAGTAATCTTGATTTGCTTAGTGTGCTTAGTGTGTTTGACGTTATTCCTCGCATTCCTCGCGTACACTGTACGGATGGGTTTAGCATGAGCGTACAAGCACAACACACGGCTTACTGCTCACCACGCGATAGTAAAGGTCCGTGGTACGAAGTTGAGGTAGGTTTTCCGTCCGAACGGGTAGAAGATTTCATGCCCTATATCGACGACGAATATGAACCAGACTCAACTGAAGCGGTATACGGTTTTGTGCCTATTAACATTGTAGCAGATGTTATTATAGCACATGGTGGCTTTAAGGGTTACAACCATCAACCAATAAGACGTTTTCGGTAAGGAGGCTACTAAATGAAAGCTACATACGAACAACTGCAACAAGCTACACAGGCCGCTTATGGAACATATCACCCCAATAGCGAGTGGTGGAGAGAGAACGCCACGTGCTGCGGTAGGTGGCTGAGCGTAGTAGACGCCGCTATCCGCACTTTGCCCGAACCGGAGCCGGAGCCAAGCAAAGAGATTGAAGCACTAAAGGAAACTCTTAGAAACGTTGTGGCCGAGCGCGATAATCTTCACTGGCAGCAAGAGACTCTACTGGCAAAGCACCGGCGCGACTTGGAGCGCATGGCGCAGGAATTGTCGGACGAGGAATACAAGTCCTACATGGACTTCGACGCGTGGGCAAGAGCATCGCTCAACCACGTCTTGCAGCTTCGTCTACTCGAAATCCTGCCCCAACCCACCGAGGCAGAACTGATTGCGAGGGAATTGTATCTTCACTCAGACTACGCTGTGACTTTAATCGAGGTACAAGCGGTCCTTGACGCCCAAGCCAGATTGGAGAAGAATAAGTGAAAGTTATTCGCACAGAGATGCACAACCCTACGCCAACTTGTGACGAACATGTTGGTACGTTCTTTTATGTTAGTCCACAAAAAGAAAAAATACAAGCAGAGTTTTACATAAACTGTTGCCCAGAAGACCCCAACAACGAATTAACAAAGTCTCTAAGGGTGGACGCGCTAAACGAGCAATTCACCGACCAATACCAGCAGCTTATACAGGGATTCAACACTGACATTCAGTATGTTCCTGTTTACCCCAACCCAATCTTCTAACCTATTAAGAAAGGATTTATCACAATGGTCATACTAATTGTAGGATTTATCATTATCGGACTTTGCTTAATAAATGATTTTGAGCAACGTCACGCAGAAGACGACGAATCTAATGACCTTAACAATCCTTTTTATGAGGATTTTGAAAAACACCCTTACTAGAAAGGATTTTTGTGGAACAAACTCTACAAAAAATCAAGCGAATAGAGGCTCATTCTTGCGGGTCTGTATGGCGAAACGATGTTAGCCACGCCATACAGTCCGGCGCTACGGTACAGGTCATCGACCTCGAAAGAAACGTTCTAGGTACGTTGACACTCATTAACAATCGTGTTAGACTAAATGGTAGGATGATTTCTTGGGCCAAGCTTTGGGAGATAGAGCACAAATGGTCTGACATAGTGAGCACCCAACAAACAAAGGTTTTTAATAAACAAAGTTTTTGATTTTTAACTTTGTCAGTGTGGCGGAATCGGCAGACGCAACGGACTTAAAATCCGGTATCCTTCGGGATGTGAGGGTTCGACCCCCTCCACTGACACCAACTCATAAACCCAACCGATCAAAGGAGAACACCATTAAGAAACCAAAGGTACAGCTTACCAAGAACGATGGTAATGTTTTTGTGGTTATCGGGATTTGTAGTAAAGCCTTAAAAGCCGTTGACCCTGCTACGGAAAAGATATTTGTGAAAAAGGCTTTTGCTGCACAAACGTATGACGAAGTGTTGCGTCTTGCTATGGAGTATTGTGAAGTGAGCTAAACACTAATAAACTTTGGTAGTGCCATCGTAGCCCAATTGGAAGAGGCCGCAGGTTTAGACCCTGTGGGATGTGAGTTCGAGTCTCACCGATGGTACCAACTTTTATAATTTAAGAAAGCTAATTATGAAGTATCTTACGATACCGGAAATCAAAGCACTACTAGCCAACGTACCTAACGAACGGCAACGGCTTATGCTACTAGTGGGGTTTAATCACGGTCTGCGAGTCTCCGAGCTAATAGGGCTGAGAGGCAAAGACATCCAGTTTGGGCGGGTGTACGCGAAGAGGCTAAAAGGCTCCAACGCGACCACACAGCCGTACAAGACCAGTGTTGATCCCGAACTGGACGAGGTTAGCCGGTTAACCGAGCTATCCAAGACACTCGGACCCGATGATATAGTCTTTCCTATGACCCGCTCCGGTGTTGCCAAACTAATGAAACGAGCAGGAGCAAGGGCGAATATAGACCCTTTGAAGTTACACCCACATGCGTTAAAACATTCTTGTGCAAGAGCAGCTATTAAAGTTATGCCCATAAACTACGTACAAAGATATTTAGGGCATAGCTCGTTACAATCAACTGGAGAATACCTAAAGGCAAGTGACGAGGAAAGTAGCGAAGCGTTCGCACTGGCGTACTAACCTTTGGTACTTTGGTACTAACCCTTAATAAGAAAGGATAACATGTCAAGATACAAAAGTTCTCCTAACTACTTGGAGCCGACCCGGTATACTCCTTATATTATTCTTGGAGAAACTGAGGACCAAGACAAGCCCGGTATGGACGAGGCTGCTGACGGACTTTACGTTACACTTTCTGACTATAATCAGATAGCGGCTGACCGGGCCTACTTTTTAGAGCAGAAGCGTAGAGAACAAGAGAAGGTAGGGGCTTTTATCGTAGCTCTAACAAAAGCCGAACAACGCATTAAAGATTTGGAAGAACGTCTTTTGGTACTAACAAAGTTTACGTATGAAGGAGGCTACACACCGCCTTATACGCCCTATGAGAGTAAGTGTGAAAGTCTTTCAGTAACCGACTAACTAATATTCACATGAAAGGAAATCTAATATAATGGATTTTGAAATAAAGGGTTTCAATTTTGAAACAAAACTAGCAGGTAATGTTATGGGTAAGGATACTTGGCTTACACCGCCTTACCTATACGAAGCTTTGGGTAAGTTTGATTTAGACCCCTGTGCCGCGCCGTGGCCTAGACCTTGGGAAATTGCACCAAATAACTATGACATAACACTAGGTCAAGACGGGTTAGCACTACCTTGGAGTGGAAGAGTCTTCTGTAATCCTCCCTATGGAGAAGAGGCAGGAAAGTTTATGAAAAAGTTAGCAAACCATAAGAGCGGTATAGGACTCATCTTTGCCAGAACAGAGACTAAAGTATGGCAAGATACTATATGGCCTAATGCTATTGGTATCTTATTCTTAAAGGGAAGGCTTTCGTTTTACGACGACAAAGGTGAAAAAGGCGGAACGGCTGGTAGCCCGTCAACGCTAGTTGCGTTCTCTCATGAAGACACTGAGGTACTAAGGACTTGTGGCTTAAAAGGCTGCTTAGTCACTCAACCCGGTATTAAGATGGTCTAAACTTTAACCAAATAACCCTTGACAAAACGTACAAAATACGATAGGATAAGTATGAGCGACAATTACCAAACGATTTACCAAACAACTGAGCACTTATACGAGTCTCTTGTTCCCAGTTTACTACGTAATGCTATAAAAAAGGGAGCAAAGATACTTAAATATCTCGACTCACGCCCTAACACGAAGTTCGATACTATAGCTTTTGCTGGAATGAGTGGTGCCCTTATTGCACCCGGAATAGCATTGGCTACTAATAAAGAATTAACGTTAGTCCGCAAAGCAGGAGATAAGCATCATGGATCAAGTATTACGAAAGGAGTAGAAGGCAACGCTAATATAAACAGATATATCATAGTAGATGATCTTGTTAGCTCTGGCGCTACTGTTAGGCGAATACAAAGGCAGATACGAAAATACTATCCCGATGCAATGTGCGTAGGTGTGCTACAATTACATTATGTATCGGAATACGATATGAACCCAGAGAGGGAAAATCGCCTATTGTACCCTGCATATAATCTAAAACCCAAAAACAAAACAAAAGAGGAAGGCACTTTCCATGACTAAAATTAGTGAGTTTAAGCCATTTCATAAGCCCATTTTTCAAAGGCCCATCCCAAATAAGTTTCGAGAAACGCTTGACAAATTCAATCGTATGCCGTACAATAAAAGCAGAGGTAAAAGAGCCGATAGCCAACCTTCTTTCGCTTTTACAGCGGGACAAAAAGCCTTCAAGCTCTTAATCCCCTTCTCTAATAACCCGTATCATGTTTTACCAGAAAAGACTTACTGGTATAACGGGTACAAAAGCGCAGAACGGACTTACAACGACCAGCAGCGGCTAGAAAGACTTCATGAGACACAGCAAGCAATACCGCGAAGTCTTAAACAGGAAGTGTCTTTCGAGTCAATATTCATGAAATTAACAACCGAATAAAAAAGGAGAACAAAGACAATGGGAAAAGTAAATGGAACCTTCACAGCAAGTGTCGAAAACAAACCACTTGCAACCAAGCGTATAAAAGAAGTTACGTTCGAGAAAGCATTTTATTTCATCGTGCGTGAGCTTCCTATGCTAAGCCCCGTAACACTTGCAAAATTGCTAAATGATTTGTTAGCAACCGAAGAAACAAGCGGCTCCGATCTGACCTCCAACTATGAATATCAAATAGCCGACAGCGATTTCTAATTCTAACAAGTTTATAGGGACTAGTTTAATTGGTAGTCCCTACAAACATTTAACCAACACACGAAAGGATAAACAAAATGGCAGTTAGCTTTTCAAGCGAAACAATGACACGAAGCGGGGCGTTGTATGTAGACTACCCCGAAAACATTCTAATCGATCCCGAACTTAATGGTCGGCACGAACTCCCTGACATTGAAGAGTTAGCTGCCGATATTGAGGCTCATGGTCAATATACCCCGGTGGTGGTCCGAAAGAACGACGCAGGACAGGCTGTGCTTGTTTATGGGCATAGACGCTGGAGAGCGTTATTGCTCTTGAACGAGCGAAACCCCGACAACAAGAGAAAGATTACATGCAACTATGTTGCTCTAACTGAGGCTGAGGCGTTTGCAGCGGCAATTGGAGAAAACCGTTTCCGTAAAGATGTTTCTCCTATCGACGATGCTGAAAACATACGTATTATGCGTCAACGTTTCGCTAAATCCGATGAAGACATTGCTGCAATTTACTTCCCTCAAGCAAAGACTGACGAGGCCAAGACCGAAGCATTACGCTTTGTCAAACAACGTGCGGCTCTGATCGAGTTGGCTCCCGAAGCGGCTCAAGCGGTGCGAGACGGACGGGTAAAGATTACCGCTGCCGTGCATCTTGCCAAGCTTTCGCGGGACCAGCAAAAGGTTGTGGTGAGTAAGGGTGGAAGAGTTAAAGGTAAGGACATAAACCCGGTCACGCCAAAAGTGACAACCCCTGACACCAATGTTACTCCCGAAGACCCTGCATTTGAGTTTTCAGACTATCTGGTAAAGATTCTTACTGATAACGAGAACACTTTGGATTGGGAAGAGGTAAATCTTCTTACTAAAAAGTATATTAAAGCAAGGGGTAAGGCTTACCGGGACAGCCTCAAGAACGTTGCTACTGACAACGAGTTGGTAGCTTAAACCAAAACCTAAACCAAAAATAAAGCCGCTAGTCTTATGGTTAGCGGCTTTATAAGAGCAAGGAAGGTCAAAAATGATTAATCAAAAAAACCTAAGCAGACTTGCATGGAAGTTAGTAAAACACTCTACGCTGTACGACCAAAATACGTATTTTCAGCAAAAGCACCATTGTGGCACAATTGGCTGCTTAGCAGGACACGCTACACTTCTTAGTGGTGTGCGAGTAAAAGAAGCTAAAGACTTCACAAACATGCAATACACTAATGCTGCTGCTGGCTTTCTTGGTATAGAAAATAGTGATGGGTATTTACTGGAAATATTTAGGTTTGCGGGTGATTGGCCCGATGATCTATACTGTCTCTACTACAATGATAAGCCCTACACCAAAGTGTTAGCGGCTTTGTATGCGCTACAACGCTTGGATGTGAATGGAGACATATCTAAAGATTCTACTAAGGTATTAAATCCTTTACCAGAACAAATTGCTTACATACAAGATTTAATACAAAAAGACAAGGAAGGTCAAAAATGATTAATCAAAAAAACCTAAACAAACTTGCATGGAAGTTAGTAAAACACCCTGCACTATACGACCAAAATTTGTATTTTAATGCAAGAACTCACTGTGGTACAGTAGGTTGTTTAGCAGGTCATTCTACACTTCTTAGTGGTGTAAGGGTAAAAGACGCTAAAACCTTTGGACCATCGGAGTATCGTGAAGTTGCTAGTAAGTTTCTCGGTATAATTGATAAAGATAATAACTCCCGGTGGTCGCGCCCCCAGATATTTATGGGAATAAATGACTGGCCTAGTGATTTAAGTAAGGTTTATTATAATACTAATCCCTACGTCAACGTATTAGCAGCCTTGTATGCGCTACAGCGTATGGAAGAGGACGGAGCCATTTCGCCCGACCCTAACAAGGTACTAAACCCTTTACCAGAACAAATTGCTTACATACAAGATTTATATACAAAATTTAATACAAAAGGAAAGAATGAATCAACTACCTCAACTACCGAGCCAAGCTGACCTTAAAGCTTTCGTAAAGAAGTTTGGCAATTTAACAGAAGAGTATAACTTTTATAACGGAGAGGTTACACTCCGGTACGATGTTAAGAAACATATTTATTACCTTGTGACATCTACAGGGCTACATCCTGTTGAAAGCTGTAGTTCTGTAGGACATATTATTGATAAGAGCGCGGCTCTTGTTCCTTGGGCATGTAAGATGATGGGGCAAAAGCTATTGGATACTATTCGTTTAGAATACATAGGTGAGCCTCCTATAGCATCTATCAGACAATACCCTCTTGGTGATTTCACACAATTAGTAAACTCTGCTAAGTCGGCCCATAAAGAGAAGCTAGATGATGCTGGTAACATCGGCACTATCGCCCATGATTGGGTCGAGCACTATATCAAGGCATGTATCAAAAAGGATCAAGACGGTATCGAGAGGCTATTAGCGGATATGCCAACCGACGAGAGGGCAAGTAACGCTTGCATAGCGGCTCTTGACTGGATGCAGAGGCACAATGTAAGATGGTTGTGCACAGAACGAAAAGTTTATAGTCGTAAATATAAGTTTGCAGGAACAATGGACGGGCTTTGTCTAGTAGATTCTTGTAGTAACCCAAAATGCTGTAAAAAAGAATTTACTAACCATCTGACAGTAGCAGACTGGAAGACTTCAAACGGGCTGTACGTTGATTTCCTACTCCAGACAGCCGGGTACATGGCGGCGTATATAGAAGAGACGCAAGAGCCTGTTGTAGACCGATGGATCATACGATTAGGGAAGGAAGATGCGAAGTTCGAGCCTTGGTACTTGCCCTATGAGACGCAAGAAGAGGACTTTAGAGCGTTCTTGACGGCACTAGACCTAACTAGACTAATAGCCTCGCTAGAGACAAGAATAGCTACTTATAAAAAACATTTTAGTGATAACAAAAAGCAAAATAAACAAGAAGTTAAAGACTCAGCTAACAAAATAAAATGTAAAAATGCAGACAAGTATAAGGGCCAACGTAGACCAACCTGTAACAACGGTAATCCATGTGAGACGTGTCTTGCTAGGTACTCGGAGGTACAGGCCAACAAAGACACATCGGTTATAAAGTTACTAAGGACTTGACAAATAACTAACAATTTGGTATAATGTACGTAAAGGTGTTAAAGGAGGAAAAATGGCAAATGACAACGTAGCAGCTTCAAGTGGTATAGGATTTGCAGGACTTCTTACAATTGTGTTTATTGTATTGAAGCTTACCGGAACAATAGCATGGTCGTGGTGGTGGGTATTATCACCATTGTGGATTCCAACAGTCTTACTTATAGCAATCTTTCTAGCAATCTTTCTAGCAATACTACTTTTTTATATTGTAAAAGCTTGGATAGATGACTTAAATTAAACTTGGGATAGCGCCTACTTAACTAATATAATAGAAGTAACAGAAGTAACAGAAGTAACAGGAGAACATGAGCAGCGAATTAACAGTATTGAACAACAATACGCCATTAATTTCAAAAGGTGGACTCGGTATTGACCGAAGTTCGCATCTATTAGAACTAAAACCAGCAACTTTAACTATTAATCAACCGAATTCACAAGGAGATGGACTCAAGAAAGGCTATCTTAGGATTCTGACAACTGGCGATCAATTTGAAGAACTCGATTGCGTGTTTCTAGGAACACCGACAGAAAGCCGAAGCTACTACGCGGGGAACAAAGAAGAACTTAATCGAACTCCTGAGAACCTTTTGTGCTTTTCGACAGACTTAAAGGTTCCACACGACAAGGCTAAGGTACCACAAGCGGTTACTTGCGGCTCTTGTGCGCGGCAGGACTGGACAGCGTGGCGAGAGTATAAGGAGCAAAACGGACAACCAAACAAGGCATTAATTCCGCCTTGTGAGAAACACATTAAAGCTACTATTCTTTCTACGAAACATGGTTTACCATTAAACATATACGTTCGTGGTAAGAGTATGGAGTCGTTCAAGACCGGACTAGAACAACTTGTTAACACAATTGTTATGGCCGAAGCAAAGGGGTTGAATCCTAATATCTTTGATATCAGATTCAAGTTAGGTACTAAACAGATTACTACTGGTAAGTTTGTTAGTTACATATTTACTCTTAGTAAATTCGATTTGGTACTACCCGAAGAACGAGCACAATTTGGTGAGATTTACTTGAAGATTTTGAAGCAAATACAAGATCGTCAAGAAAACGCAGCAATGGAAGAAGCGTTAGCAGAGGAATTTACAGACGAGCAGGTAAAGACGGCTACAAAGCACGTTGAGCCTGAATATGTCAACACAGAAATAACAATTTAAACTCGCCGTGACAGGCAGCTTGACGGTGCTGTAGGACGTAACCTAAAAACCGTCATAAGTTTGTGGTCTGACTCAACTGGGTGAGTAGAATCCATAATACAGCTTGGGTGATCCTTTCGGCTGCATGGTAGGTTCGATTCCTACACCACAAATTTGGTAAAAGTAGAAGAGGCTGAGGCAAAAAGCCAACTACCTGCCGAGCCTGATTACAAATGGATAGATACGCTCGTAGCGAGTGTTTACGAAGATGTCATAAAAACCCGTCTCTTAAAGGAAGGTGAAACATGCGACCCCCGCTGTTGATTCGTCCAGTAGTTCCAAAAGACGATAGCGCACGTCAAAATGGTTGCACATGCAACCGTCGTAGTTCAATACCGGGAAGTAAGCATCACCCGGACTGCGCTTTGTACCGTAAAGACAAAGGCATGGAGGAATATTATGAAACTTAATGAATATATCAATAAAGATCAACTACGAGAGTATATTAACAATGGGCTAGTAACCTGCCAACGCCATAACGAATTTCCTTTAGTCCAATTTACATATTCTCGTAAATGTGTATTAGATGATATATGGGATGATATTACTATAAAGTGTCGAGGTCTAATAGTTAATAGTGAAACTGATGAAATAGTAGCACGTCCTTTTGAAAAGTTCTTTAATATAAACACTCTAAGCCGACCCGAAACAATGTTGGAGAATTTACCAAAGACTACACGATATACAACAGAAAAGCTAGATGGAAGTCTTGGTATATTATACGAGTATAATGACAAATGGTATTGTGCTACTAAAGGGTCGTTCCATTCGGAGCAAGCAGAGTGGGCTAATAAATGGTTAGAAGGAAGAAAACTAACCTTTCCTAAAGACTTTACACCACTCGTTGAGATCATTTGTCAAGACGTACAACACCATGTTGTTCATTACGATGAAGACCGTTTGGTACTTATTGGGTTAATATCCAATAATAGCGGAGAAGAGAAAAGAGCTTGGTACTTAGAAGATTATTGTCATTTTTGCGGAATTGACATAGAGACGGTACCCTATAATTGCTACTTTAATGGTGGTGGGCGTTACCTAGAACCCGAAGAATTATTAAAGTTAGATAGAGACAATAAAGAAGGCTATGTAGTAAGTTGGCCGCTAGTAGGTAAGCCGCCGTTAAAAGTTAAGATTAAGCACCCAACATTTCTTAAAAATCAAAAGTTTTTACACAATATGACTGCTAAAAAGATATTAGCAGCTTTGTCTACTAGTAGTATTCCAACAGACATAGCGAATTACCCGCAACATATACAAAATTATGTCAAAGAATGGGTAGATTATTATAGTGGGCTTTACGAAGAAATATTCAAAACGTCTTCTGAGATAGTAAAAGAGTCTATAACTAAATGCACTACTCGTAAAGAGACGGCGGAATTCTTTTTACAAAATGGCTATAGTTTCTATGCTCCAGTTTGTTTTTCAATGATCGACGCAACGCTAGACAAACCATCTTATTATAAAAAAATCATTTGGAAACTAGTTGACAAACTATCCAAGGAGCGAGATAATAAAAAAGAGGAGATTTGGGTAGATGAGTATAGAGATTAATTATTGTGAAATATGCGGTGGGCAAGGCGAGATAATAGACTTTCATACCGATTATGAGTTGGCACCTTGCCCTAGATGTAACGGTACTGGTAAACGGTATAAGGAAGAAACAGTTTATGTTAGGAATTTAACAAAAAGACCGCCAAAGACTATTTGTGTAGACTTTGATGGTACATTGTGTGACTGGACCTATCCTGATATAGGTGCGGCCAAGAAAGGAGCAAAAGATGCTCTTACACGATTCAGAGAGCTTGGTTACAAGATTATTATATGGAGCTGTAGGACGAGTCATTATCACTATGATATATTCGGTGGTTCACGATCACAACCGACTTCAGAACGTGAAACGGTTAAAAACATGGTGGCATTCCTTGACAAAGAAGGCATACCTTATGACGAGATAGACTATGGAGATTTAGGAAAACCTTTGGCGGATTTGTACATAGACGACAAAGGTATAAGATTTGAAGACAATTGGGAATTTATAAAAGAATGGGTGGAGGACTATAGACCATGATATTGCTATTTTTATCATTAAATATATGTATACTTATACTACTGATTAGAGTTTACACTCTAATGAAAGAACGCGACCGTCAATATGATTTTAATACTAGACAACTAGCGGAGTGCATTAAACTAGAGGATAGGTACAATAGCCTACTAAAAGCCTTTAAACTTACTTCTGCTGCTTTAGTAACTCAGCATCCATATTTTACATTTGACGGAATAGAAGAAGTAAATAAAATAATCACAGAACTAGCGGAGAATAACTAAGTATGAACAAACAAGATATATTTAATAACGCTATAGCAATTGTTAGCGGAACTGTAGCAGGAGAGGCTGCTAAGGTAAGGGCAGAATTAGAAAGTATTATTGCAACGAGTAACAAGAGCGACTTCGACATTGGGTGGCTCTTGTACCAAATTAAAGTAAAGGGTTTTTATACAGGATTTAATACATTTCAAGAGTATGCAGATACGCTTAATATTAAAAAGCGCAAACGTCAGTATCTTCTTACTATAGCAGAAGTAATGGATACCGTTGGTATTCCGCGTACAACATACGAGCCTGTAGGGAAGGCTAAGTTACGAGTCATTACATCTCTTGATCCTTTTGGTACATGGGTTTCACCTGAAGGGAAGGAGCATCCTATAAAAGAGTTTATCATAGGGTTAGTAGAAAATAGTAACAAATTGACGTTTAACGAGATACAGCAGCATGTTAAAACGTTGAAGGGTCAAGTTGGAGAAAATGATATTGAGTTTTTGAGACTCGCCTTTACTAAACAGGTTATGGATAATGTTATTCGTCCTGCACTAAATTTAGCAAAGAATAATATAGGGTCAGTAAATAAGGATAGCGAAGGTATTAGCCAAGATGCTTCAGACAGCCGAGCACTCGAACTAATAGCAGCCGATTATCTGAGTGACCCGAATAATGGAGGGTAAATGAAAAAGATTAGAAATTTCTTATTTTTTGCCGGAACTTTAGCGGGGCCGTACTCATTGGCTTACGCCCTAAACACTATGGCTTTTATGCCTACAGGGTGGCCTTGGGCCTTCGGAATGGCGCTAACTTGGCTTTTAGCTTATGCTAAAGGCCGATACACTAGGTACAATGAAGAGGGAATTTGATAGACCCTATTATATCTAAGCAAGTTTATACTCGTGACGGTTGGAAGTGTCGTCACTGTAGTAGTAGAAACAATCTAACACCACATCATCTTGTTTATAGAAGTCATGGAGGAGAAGATACTATTAATAACCTTGTTACGCTGTGTATGCAGTGTCATGATGCACACCATAATAAGGTTTTACATATTAACTTTTATGAAACAATTAGTAATACAGTAGTAGTAACTTTTACAAGACTAAACAATTGGAGGCCAAAATGAAATTATATCACAATGCTTGTGCCGTTGCGAATGGCATTGAAGAACAAACAAAAATACTAGAGAAATACGGGAGAGATGGCTACAAATTAGTACAGGTTATCTCTATACCTATGCCGGGACACACTACTGAATATGAATTATACTTTACCAAAGAGTTAAGTTGAGTAAAATTAAGAAATTAAGGAATAAATGCAAGAAAGACCATACCAACAAAAAGCACATGCTGAAATTGAAAAAGCTTTAGACCAAAATACATACCATCAACTAGTGTCTATGGCAACCGGCACAGGAAAAACTATTCTATTTAGTCAGTTGCCCAAACGCTTAAAAAATAAGCTACCCGGACAAATGATGGTATTCGCTCACCGCGATGAACTATTAGATCAAGCTATTTATAAAATTAGACAGGCCAACCCAGAGCTACGAGTTGATAAGGAAAAAGCCGAGCACAGAGCCGATCCGAGTGTAGCCGATGTAATCGTAGCCAGTATAGCGACTGTTGGTAAAAAGAATACTACAAGATTAGATAAATACAATTGGGGGAATTTTGATAAGTTTGTTACTGACGAGTGCCACCATAGTGTTTCAGATACCTATTTAAATATATACGATAAAGCTGGTATTTACCAACCGGGAAGTAAAAAACTTCATATAGGGTTTACAGCTACTCACGAACGAGGAGACGGCAAAGCACTAGCGAAACTATATGATAAAATTGTGTTTAACTACCCTCTACGCAAAGCGATTGAAGACGGTTGGCTAGTAGATGTTAGAGGAATCAGAGTAAACACCAATACAGACCTTGACAAAGTAAAAATTACAGCAGGAGATTTTAATGAAAAGAGTTTGGCAGAGACTATTAACACTCCTGCTCGTAATCAAAGAGTTGTCAAAGCTTATTTGGAAGCTGGAGAAGAAAGACAAGCTATCGGATTTACTGTTGATATTAAACACGCACAAGATTTAGCGGAGATGTTTAGAGAGTATGATATACCTGCGGAAGCCGTATGGGGCAATGATCCATTACGAGCGTATAAGATACAGCAGTTTCGAGACAACAATATTCGAGTTCTTTTTAACTGCGGCATTTTAACCGAGGGGTTTGATATGTGGCAAGTTAGTTGTGTTATCCTTGCACGACCGACTAAGAGTAGCGTTTTGTTTGCTCAGATGATAGGACGTGGTACTAGACTAGAAGAAGGAACAGGCAATCTACTAGATTGGTCTGGACACCCTATTAAAAAAGATTGTATAGTAATTGATATTGTAGATACTTGTAAACGCCATAATCTCATTACTTTGCCGACTTTGGTTGGGTTAGGCAGTATTAACTTAAATGGTAAGTCTCTTGTAAAAAGTGTACAAGAGATAGAAGCTAGTCAAACATTATATCCTGATTTAGATTTTTCAAGTTTATCGGACATAAACGAACTAGAAGCGTTTATTGAACAGTTTAGTTTATTTGAAACTAAGATACCAGAAGAGGCAAATGCCAATAGTATTATGTCGTGGCATCGAGCACCTACTGGCGGTTACATACTAATGTTACCAAACAAAGAATTCGTAAAAATTAGCGAGAACATGCTTGACAAATGGGATATATATGCTATTATAAAAGGACAAGCATACAAAGGGGAGAGGGCGACTATGGAAGACGCTTTCGGAACTGCTGATAAACTTATAAAGGACGTAGCTCCAAATCTATTGACGCTCGTAAAGAAAGAGGCAACATGGAGGGACTTACCGCCAAAACCAGGTCAATTGTCTTTACTAAAAAAACTATTAAAAGGTAAGCCATTACCTAATAACTTAACTAGAGGTTCGGCTAGTAGAATGATTGGTAACTTTCTAGCCGGGAAAGGATAATATGAAAATTGAAATAGGAGACAATCTTGCAGCAGCTATAGTAGCTATTGCATTTGGTATTTTAATGATACTCGCTGGCTTTGCCTTTAGTGCTACAGCGCATGGTCAAGCAGTAGAGATACTAACGCCTTATGAGGCTCAGACAGCACAACGGTTACATCTCGAACAAGAACGTCTTAATGCTGAATGGGCTATGTTAAATACTGAGATCATACGTACACATTTAGAGGCTAACCAAAATCAAACAACAGGATGCGTAGTTAATCAAATGCTGATAAAATTTGAGTGGGGTTGTGCAGAATTTGTATATTCTACTCACTTTAACGCGATAGTCCCTGCTAAGGTCTTGACAAGCCCCCCATACGGTGCTACACTATATGAGTTGAGTAAGTTAGGCGATGGAAACGCGATTGCTATTACCGAAAAGCCAGTCCTAGAAGAAGATGAAAATGGGTATCATTGGGTATGGAATGCGTATCATAATAGCGAAAACTACCCAAACGATGCTCATAAATATAAGGAGCCACAAAATTGATAACTCTAACTTCTGAAGAACACGCTTGTATATTAAACCTAACTGTTAATAGTGTACTAGCTATTAGAAGCATAACACCAAATGCGAGTGAGCAGCTACATAAGATTCAAAATGAGCGACTAGCCATGTTAGCCAATCTAATAGAAAAACAACTAGTAGTAGATGTTACAGATATTAACCCACAAATAGTAGAACAACTGAAAGTACCAGACAGAACGGTAAGACTCTACACGCTGACTTCACAAGGGCAGTTGATGTTTGGCGGGGAACAAAGTAAGATGGTAAACTAAGAGGATAAAAATGGAACAATACACACAAAATACAGCAGAGCCTCAAGATAAAAAAGCAAATCACCAAGCGAATGTCATACGCATTGAGGAAATCTTACCGCATACTAACGCGGATAATCTTGAAATAATTCCTATCGGAGGTTTTCAAGTAGTTACTCGTAAGGGCCAGTTTAAAGTAGGCGATTTAGGGGTTTATATCCAGCCGGATAGCATAGTACCTAAAAGTGAGACTTTTAAGTTTTTATGGGAAGGTCATGAAGATATTAATGGAGTAGTACCGACTAAGTATTTACGCATTACTGTTAGGAAGTTTCGTAAGGAATGGTCTGAGGGGTTGCTATTACCAGTGTTTGATTTTCCACAATTACTTGATAGTGTACTAACAAATCATTTTGTAGAGTCAGACTATCCTGTTGGAACAGACGTATCAGACCTCCTCGGTATCACTCACTACGACCCTGATACTGGACGCGGTAGCACTGGCGATAACGAAAAGGTAATAAAAGGTGCTCCTAAACTAAAACGTAAGTATCCTACTACGTTGAAGGGTTGGTTTTTCTTTCTGCTTCATAAATTACGTCTACGAAGGGACGAGAAGAACTTTTCAGAAACCGTTAGTTTTCATGTACCAACATACGATGTAGAGGGGTTTAAGAATTATCCTAACGTGTTTAAGGACGGCGAACATGTCTTTGTGACAGAGAAGATACATGGATGTGTAATAGGCTCAACCAAAGTTAGAATGGCAAATGGGACTAGAAAGTTTATAAGAGATATAGAAATAGGAGATGTTGTTACAGGAGTAAATAAAGCAGGAAGTGTATCCTCTAGCAAGGTTGTTAAAACATACAACAACGGAAAGACAGAACAATGGTTGCGTGTGTCCGGTAAACGTGAAGGATTGGCAGGACGAGGTAACAGTTTCTTCGCAGTATACTGCACACCTGAGCATAAGTTTTGGGTAGTTGAAAAGCAAGAATTTGTAGAAGCAAAAAGCCTTAGTATAGGCGAACATGTACTAACACTTAGAACTGATTTAAGTCTAACGCCCGTTCAATACCAAGTAGTTTTAGGGAAACTGTTAGGAGATGGGCATCTTGCAACAGCAGTTAGTACCTCTGCACTTCACTTCGGGCATAGGGAAAAAGACAAAGATTACCTAAACTGGACTTTAAAAGGATTAGGGAACTTAGCAAATCATAGAACCGATAATTATGTTAGTGGCTACGGAACTAATATGTTTAGAGGAAGTTCTATAGGAACGGGCTATCTTAAACAAGAATTTGAATGTTTTTATGAAGGAGACAAGAAACAAGTTCCTTTTTGGGTAGAAAGTGAATTAACACCATTGTCTCTAGCTTTTTGGTATATGGATGATGGTAGCCTATGTCATAGTGATGGGCAAGAAGACCGAGCATCTTTCGCTACTTGCGGATTCGACTATAAAAGTTGTACTATTTTAATTAAAGCGTTAGCAAGGTTAGGCGTAGAAGCTGAAGTGTCACAACACGATTATAATAGAATTGTGTTAAATACTGAAAACGCAGAACGATTGTTTTTATTAATTGCTCCTTATATACCAAAATGTATGCAAAGGAAACTGCCTGAACGCTACAGAGGAGGGGAAGGATGGTTACCAAACACTGAATCTGTTTATAAACCAGAGTTAGTATCAGTTTCTATTACAAGTATAGAAAGCGCTCCTACAATAACCTCTAAGAAGTATGATTTAGAAACAGAAACACATAACTACTTTGCTAATAACATTCTTGTACACAACTCGAACGCTAGGTATCTATATCTTGACGGTGCGCAATACGCTGGAAGCCGTAACCTTTGGAAAGCGGCTGATAGTAATTGTGCATGGAGACGAGCATTAGTTGACAACCCTTGGATTGGAGAGTTTTGTAGGAACAATCCCGGTTATGTGCTTTGGGGTGAAATTACACCTACGCAAGGCGGTTTTGATTATATAACTAGTCCTAATCAAAAAGGAAAGATTCAATTTTTTGCTTTTGATGTTAGGACACCAAAGGGTGAATGGGAACCTAAAAATATAGCATGGCATCTTATAGACAACTACGGAGGACGTTTCGTTCCTGTTCTCTATGACGGACCTTACGACTACGATGTTATTAAGGGTATAGTAGACGGTAAGAGTGCAACGGGGGCAAACCACGTTCGTGAAGGAATTGTTATCACTGCTTTAGATGATCGTACTGTTAGAGGACTTGGTAGGCCGCAGCTTAAAATAGTATCAAATTCTTTTCTTGAGAAAGATAGTAAGTAGGTAATGGGAGAAAATGGGAACGATAAATAACAGTATGGAGGGCAGCAATGCTCTCCAACTTATTGTAAGTAAGGGATGGAATTGGAAAAACTCTAATGATCCGAATATTGAACTTGAAGTGTGCCCGTTTTGTAAGAAGTCTGGGTACGGACACTTTTATCAAGAGATTCATGGGACCACTAGCGAACGACGAAACCGAGACGGTTTATTTCTTTGCCAAAAGTGCGGAAAAAGTGGAAATCTTCATACCCTTAAACAACATTTAGGATTATCTACAGCAGAAGTAGGCTCTACGAAAGACTGGGCTAGTTCGGAAACTAAAATTGATGCATTGCCAAATGTTGAGGCTTGTCACGAACTGTTATTAGCTGACGCTGATGCTATGGATTACCTCATGAACATAAGAGGGTTTAGTAGAAAGGTAATCGAGCAGCAAAAACTAGGACTAAAAGAGAAACACTTTTTTAAGGGGCTAGGAGAAATAAGAGCACTAGTCTTTCCGTATCTTATCAATGGTAACACAGTATTTGCTCACTTTCGTTCTTTACCAGACCCTAACGATCTAACTAAAGTAGAGAAAGCATTTAATAGTCCTCGTGGATATGACGCTGTTCTATATAATGGGCACATTCTAAAAGAAGGACTCAAAGAGGTAGTATTCGTTGAAGGAGAAATGGATACCATTTGCGCTCTCGATAATGGTATACTCAATGTGTGCGGCGTACCCGGAGCCAACATCCGTAAAGCTGAATGGATAGACAAAATTGATAGTATTGGATTAGAAAAGATTTATATATGCTACGATTCTGACAAAGTAGGTCAAAAAGCAGCACAAACACTAGCAGTTAAAATCGGCATTGAACGGTGTTATAAAATACAACTACCAGCTTTTACTACACTAGATGGTAAAATTGGTAAGGATTTAAACGAGTGGTTTAAAAACGGAGGCACCCTAGAGGCGTTCGAGCAGCTTAAACAAGACGCTGACCTGTTCGATGTAGACGGTGTTAGCAGCAGCGCAGATGCCCTAGAAGAGTTTGAGGATGAACTAGACGGTAAAGGATCAGGACAAAAGTATGCTACACCTTGGCCTAGTTTGAGTAAAATTGTCAGATTCGACGAAGGCGACATTATCGACATTATAGCTCCTGAGAAAATAGGCAAGACAACAATGGGCCTAAATATCATGGAATTTATGGTTGACACCTATGGGGAAGATGGTGTTATAATATGCTTAGAAATGACACGAGCAAGAATGGCCCGTAAATGGCTGTGCCACAAGACAGGAATACCCGATGTACTCGCTACTACGATTGAAGAGGAAAAAGCACTTACTAGCGCCTTCAAACAGGCTATACCTAGTGTTAAGCAAATGGCGGCAAACAGAGAAGGTAATTTGTACTTCTGTTATCCCAAGTACAAATCAGCCGAAGATATTTACAACTTAATTGTAGCTTGTATTAGACGTTATGGTGTCAAATGGGTTATGATTGATAACCTTCAACTTCTATGTGATGCTACTATCGGAACACGCAGTAGGACACAATATTTATCAGAAATCAGTAAAAGTTTGGCAAAAATCGGCAAAGACTATAACATACAGATGTTAAGAATTCTACAACCTCACCGGATAGCGGCTGGTAAAGTGGCTACCTCAGACAACGTAGATGGTTCTTCTCAAATTGCTAAAGATTGTGATTGCATGTTAGTAGCCAATCGTGCTAGACTAAATGAGTTAGAAAAAGATACTCTGCAAGAGGGAGCCTTTGTACAAACAGAAGGAACGTTTGGTAACGACTTTTATGTAGGTGTCGGATTAAGTCGGTATTCAGCAGGAGGATCAACAACGCTATACTACGAAGGAGCAACTAGTTCTATTTATGAACAAGCCGAAGGTAAGGTAGCGGCTATGAAAGCTAAAAGTATGCAAGCCGGAAAAGGTGATCTACAAAACACATTGGAAACATTGAGCAAATATTCACAACAGGAGATAAACCCATGACCAACGAAGACATACAAAATGTAATAGATAAGTTACAAGCTAATCCAATACGCTATAAAGATTATGAAGACTTTAAAAAGATTGGATTAGATACGGAATATCTGGACAGCGGAAGCTATAGGCATGCGTACAGGCTTTTAGATTTTCCTTTAGTTATTAAAATTGACAATTACGTAACCAAACACCAACAACATTCTTATAATGAATATAAAGTATATAAAAAAATCATTGAAAGTGATTTTGATAGTCCTTTATATCCGATAAAAAAGCATCTTCCAGAAATTTACTATTTTCAACAAGAGGAACCAACTGATGATAAACCGGGGTTTGCGATTACTTTAATGCGTTATTACCAGCATGGAATGAAGGAGAGTGACACAAGGCTCGGTCCCTTAGTTAGGTTAGTTGCAGACGCTGTAGACACGCATACCCATGATGTACGAGGAGACAACGTTAGAGAGTATGACGGAAAGTTAGTAATTATTGACCTTGGCAACATTAGAATATAATGACATATACAACACAAGAAAAAGCAAAAGACAAAAGGCTACAAAGAATTTACGGAATTACCCTAAAAGACTATAACATAATTCTTGCATTCCAACATTCATCTTGTGCAATATGCAAAAAACATGTTAGTATGTTTAGGATGGCGTTAGCAGTAGACCACGACCATATTACGGGGCTTGTTCGTGGTCTACTCTGTATGACATGTAACAGAGCATTAGGAAAGTTTCGGGACAACGACCAACAGGTTATAAATGCAGCGCAATATGTTACACAACCTCCAGCTACTATTGCGTTAGGAAGAGAACACAAAACGCTACCGGGCGGTATAAAAACTAAATCGAGAAAAAAGAAAATCAAAGGTATGAATGACAAAACAAAAAGTAAGCAAGCGAGAAAGACTTGCCGCAAACAAAAAAGCATTTGATGAGATTATTGGTGATCCTTATAGCAAGGAAGACCTACCCGGACAATATATAACAGCTAGAACTAGTAGCTCTTTAAAAAGTGTTAGCAATTACGATGCAACAGGACCATCTACCAAAAATGCAGCAAAACCAAATTTGATGGATTTTATTTGTGATGTAGAGAGCGCAATAGATGACGGCTTAATGAGGTTTAGGAAAGATTTTTACGGAGAAAGAGACGTATTTCCTTATTTTGTAAAAACGTATATCATACAAACAGAAGAAGCTTTCAAACAGCAAGAACGAGCAACACTAGAACAAATTATTGGACAAATCTTTATAGCAAGAAACATTAGTCCAGTATCAAAATACTTTACAGCCATTAGGCGTAAAAACGGGAGGTAAATTGAGCACACTATCTAATAAATCGTTAATACAACAAGCAACAGAAGAGGTTAAAGATTTGAAAAAACCCGATCCGTTAACCATTAGTATTATTTTCTTAAAATACGGTCTATACATTAAAAAAGAAGATATAGACAAACTTATAGAAGAGGCAGAGGCAGAGGCACTAAACGATGAATGATATAGTTGGGTTCCGAGAAACACCAATTTTGACGCCGACCGAGGTAGGTAAAGCACGAAAACTATATGTAACCGTTCAACATGATAGAGTTACTATATGCAATCATAAACTACCAAAAACTAATATTCCTAAAAAGATTAACTGTGAATGCTGTTGGTTTGCGTTTTTTCAGGGCAACGGAGATTTAGTAACAAAACTCGATGAAGTGTTGACAACTCACGGAGAAGGTGCTATAGTTAGATCACAAGGTAAGAAGTTCCTTCATAGGTTTAAGCAATTCATGGCGACAATAGAACGGTTCAAAAAGGAAGCAGAATGACAGATGTATTAGACACTCTTAAGGGTTTGGTTGGCGACGGTAACTCCACGCAAGCCAAGCCTAAAAAGAAAGAAAAAGAAGAAATTATACCACCTTCTAAAGCAGAAAGGTTTAAACTAATAGAAGGTCTTAACAAGGTTCTTAACACACAGTTCAAGGTTGATTCTACAATCGTTCGGATGGGAGCCAACGTCGGAGTACAAATCCCCTCTATCTCAACGAACATAGCCAGCCTAGACAACGATGTTATACAATGTGGAGGTATTCCTAGAGGGCGAATCGTTGAAATATTTGGTCCAGAATCGAGTGGCAAAACAAGCCTTGCGCTCCACATTATAGCGGAAGAACAAAAAAATACTGATAATCTTTGTGCTCTAATTGATGCAGAACACGCTTTAGATGTTACCTACGCATCTAAACTTGGAGTAAATGTTAATGAACTTTTGATTAGCCAACCGGATAGCGGAGAGCAAGCACTAGAAACAGCGGAGGCTCTTATCGAGTCCAAAGCAGTTAGTTTGATAGTCATTGATAGTGTGGCGGCTCTTGTCCCACAGGCTGAGCTTGACGGGGAGATGGGCGACTCCGCAATGGGTCTACAAGCCCGTCTTATGTCCCAAGCTATGCGTAAGCTTCGAGGGAAAGCAAACAACAACGGAGTAACACTTATATTTATTAACCAAATACGAGAAAAGATTGGTGTAATGTTTGGAAGCCCTGAGACTACAACGGGCGGGAGGGCATTAAAGTTCTTTGCTAGTTTGCGACTAGATGTTAGACGCAAAGATGTTATCGGAGATAAAGAGCATCCTATTGGGCATGTACTTAAAATCAAAGCCGTCAAGAACAAAGTTGGCAGTCCAATGCGCGAGACTCTAGTAGATTTAATATATGGAGTCGGTATAGACAAGGAAGCCGATTTAATCCGATATGCCATATCACTAAACGTAATAGAAAAAGCTGGACCGTGGTTTAAGTTTAATGGTGTAACTCTCGGACAAGGAGAAGCTGCTGTTATAGACGTTATAAAAAATGATCCAAAATTACGATCAAGTATTTATGCTAAATTAGTTTAGTACAGAAAGGAAAAGTAATGGCAAACAAGAGTAAGAAAGCACCAAGTAGTATTAGTAATCTAATTAACAATATATTTAACTACACGTCAATATGCTGCAACGCTCCTGCAACTAAAGCAGCTTGTGCTAAGTCTGATAAAGCAGACTCCTCATTGGGCAAATGGAAGTGTGTAAAATGCAGCCAAAAATGCAAAGTAACTCGTAGTAAGTACAAAAAGGAGGACAATGTTGAACAACCTCAAAGCGAGTAAGGCTATTCTTGAGTATATTATACAAGAAGAAGGATCACGCTTAAAGCCCTATGTTGACGTAAGAAATTGGACAACTATCGGTGTTGGTCACTTATTACATAAGGGGCCGATTACACATGAAGACCAACCTATTACACTTGAACAAGAGTTAGAATACCTTAGACAAGATATTTATAATACAGAAGAAATTATTAAACATTTTGTTATAGTAGACCTTAATCAAAACCAATTTGATGCACTTGTGTCTTTCGTTTTTAACGTAGGAGATGGTCATTTTATTAAGTCTGAGTTGTTAGCAGCACTCAACAAAGGTTTATACAATTTAGCAGCACAATACTTTGTAGAGTACGATCATGCAGGGGCAGTTGTTTCTACACCACTATTACGGCGCAGGGAGTACGAACAAACTTTATTCTTAACACCGGAGACGATATGAACGCGGCGCAAGAAGTATTTAAAAGGAACTTTAGCCTCCAAGATGTAGGAACTCGATATGAGCATTTATATGATTTATTAGAATTGTATGAGTGCGCTTACGAGATTCTAATGGGTAAACCTGTTAGGAGTCAAGAAGAATCTGCACAAGTCTACGAACTGAAATATGCCATTAAACTGCTAAGAAAGGTGTTAGAAAGTGTGGCAGATATGGATAGAAAAATGTTTGATTTGAGAAGGACTATTTTATCTTTACCAAAGAATCCTTTAATGATCGAGGGCGGGAGAGGGACACCGTTAAACAGAGAGACTATGTACTCTCTTCCCGATACTGTAAGCCAAAGGGAGGGTTTTTGAAGGACATAGGAACTATCAAAATCCGCTACGATAGCGACGACTCTTTTAGGATTGTAGCAACAGTTGACATAAATGGGTCAGTATTGTATGATGAATTAGAGGGTCGAGGAGATAACCTTCACGAATCACTGACCGATTTAGCAGCACAAATTGAGGACATAATAGCATGAGAGAAAAAGGGGCGATTTAATGGAAAATTTAGGATTCAACGCTTATCAGGTATTTGCGGAATATACGGCTAATTATCCTGATGTAGGAAACAATATGGTGTACCCGGCGATGGGTCTAGCTGGAGAAGCTGGAGAAGCTTGCGACAAGGCTAAGAAGCATTGGCGGAATACTGGTGAAATGGGAGCAGCTAACCTAACACAATTACAAAAGAAAGAGTTTGCAAAAGAGATTGGCGATGTGCTTTGGTACGCCGCTATGTACGCTAAGGAGCTAGGCTTTACTCTTGAGGAAGTAGCTCTAATGAATATTGAGAAGCTTCAAGACAGACACAATAGAGGAGTAATCAAGAGTGAAGGAGACAACCGATAATCATTTTAGCATGGATGGTAGTATGGGTCCACCGCTAGAAGAAGAGACTATGCGGTGGGAGCTTATAACAAAAGATACTAAATTTAGGGTAGGAGATTTGTTATGGAATCCCTATTACCAATCTGTTACTAAATTAGACGATGAGTTTGACATAGAATTTCTAACAAAACAAAGTGTGTTTAATGACACTCACATACTAAAAATAAAGCCCCCAATTTAGGGGGCTTTTTCTTGGTCTATTTTAACTTCCGCACGATCCACCACGACTAATATCACAAATATCCTGAGATTCTACAAATATTTGTCCGGTATGCTTCATAGCTGTTTTATAACTAACGGCTGTTAAGGGTTGTCCACTCCGAGCACCATCGGGATAACAAGTAATTCCTCGTAATTTTGGTAAATATGTAAGAAGCATTGTACCAAATTCTTTTACCTTATCCTCATTATTTGCCTCACTTCCCCACGCGGGTAAGTTGATAGTCGAGCTAATGCCGTGGTCAACGTATTGCTGTAACCATGCCTGAAATGCCACACGCCGCTCTGGAGAGATACTATAGGCATCCTCAATTGAATCGGGATTGATCCCATTCTCTTCTACTAGACGCTTTGCAGCCGTCTCAATAACATACTGATAGTTCCATGTGCGACCGTTCAAATACCTACGCTTAAAGGCTACGCAGAACAGCGGTTCACAGCCCGTAGTAGTCTCTGCCACGATACCGATAGTTCCCGTAGGCGCTATGGCTCTTGTTTTGACAGAATGTGATAAGCCCCAATCGTCTTCAATTGCATGAGCATAAGACGTACTTTCTTCGTAAATTTTGAGGTATTCTTGGAGGTCTGAGTCAGGGCCATAGGGCTTTCCGTGAGTGATTAGCCACTCATGTATACCCATTAAACCAAGTCCTAGACGGCGATTTTTTGTCCTAATCAAATCTACTTTTGCATAAGGAATATCTGAGTATAATGTACCTGCTACAAGCATCATAGTTGCCAAGAACACGCACTGTCTCATATCTTGTAGAGAGTCTATACGAGCCATGTTTATACTACCTAGATTACATATATCACTATCATCATAACTGGTAACTTCAGTACATGCATTCCGCAATGTTTCACCTGCGTTCTCGCCAGTGTCGATACTAAAGCCCGGTTCGCCAGTCTTTAGCATCTGCTTAATAGTTTCCCAATAAACTTTTTGTGCTAATTCGTGCTTTGGATGAGATTTATCATGGTATGCTAAGAAAAAGTTATCATCTAGTCGCACACTAACATTCGTACCGTCTAGCGTAGCAGGGAAATTGAAATCTTTTGCCTTTAGTGCTCTTACTTCTGGTGTCCAGTCTTTAACATGGATGAACTCCATTATATCAGGATGATCCCAACCCAGTCCAGCCCATATAGCACTGCGTCTACTTCCGCCTTGCATAATAAACCTCCCTGATTCGTTAACCATCTGCATTAGAGCCAATGGCCCTGTAGCTTCCCCGCCCGTCTTCTTAATTAGCGCCCCACGTTCGCGGATTAACGAATATTCGTTCCCTATGCCAGCCCCACTCATTAGAGCCATGGTAGAGTCTTGCATGGTTTGCGCCCATCCTTCCCTAGAGTCTTCAGGACGCATTAGTAAACAGTTCTGGACTTGGTGGTAGGGTCTGCCAGCCGCGTACAGGTACCGGCCTCCGGGGATGATCTGTCTAATAGTTATACGATAAGTAAGTTCCTCTATAAGTTGTTTTCTATAACTTGGCTCTATTCCGGGTACAGCATTTAATACGTTTGTAGCAACTCGTTTTGCAATTTCCGGCCATGTTTGTTTGTCTCCTTTTTCAGGGTATTGTGCGTATTTTTGATTTATTACACTCGTAGCTAACGATCCGAATGTAAGTAACTTTGGGTCTATTGACCTCATAATGTATATTATTCTCCTATTTTAGAGCTAAAAAATGATGGGCATACCGAAGTATGCCCTACAAATACTACCGCGATTATGGTAGTCACTAGTGGAAGCTTTCGCTAACGTTTCTAATGGCACAGATTAGTTAATATATTCATAACTAAATTGGAGGGAAGGGTAGGGGTCGAACCTACTAAAGTATGATCCACAGTCATACGCCTCGCCGTTTGGCTTCCAACCCTATTTATATGGAGCCGCTGGAGGGACTCGAACCCCCGACATTCGGTTTACAAAACCGAGGCTCTACCAACTGAGCTACAGCGGCTAATCTATTTACCACACATGACCTGCAATGAAACCAACAATTACGCCAGCACCAAACCATTTAAACTTGCTCTTTCGTGCTTGAGCCTTAATAGTAGATACTTCATCTTTACACTCTTTGGTTTGGTCTGCTAATTGATTATCTAGTCCAGTAATTAAAGCGGCTTGGTTTTTAACCAATGCGCTCGAAAGTTGTAGTTCATACTGTCTATCAGTTAATTCGGTATTCGTGTCTGCTAAGTCTTTTTTAAGAACTGGAACATTTTCTAAATCAGTTACCGTTTCTTTTGCTTGGGTAGCATCTAAAGTAATGCCTCCATTACTAACAACAGCATTGCCTTGTGTTTCTAACTGATTCACTCTATTGGTTAACTGTTGGATAGTATCAGATTGGTCTTTTAATTGCTGTACCTTTAGCCCACTGTCACGAGAAACGATTCCATTTTCTAATATTTGGTTCTGTGCGGTTAAAGCTGCCACTTGATTCTGATAATTTTCGGTAGCACTTTGTACTTGTTCCGCTAACGTTTTGTTAGTATTTTCTTGTGTTTGTAGTGTAGTTTGTGCAGCTTTCGTCTTATCAACCCAATGCTTATCAATTATATTAAAACCTTTATTCACAACAAATATACTGCTTAAAAGGATCAATACAACTATAATTAGTTTCTCATGCTGTTTAAGCCAAGATTCGGTTTTTAATAAATCAGTCTGCACTCCTTTTAGATCGTTTTCCATTCTCCCCCTTGTTTTGTGGAACGTCTTGAAGCGGTTCGGATTGAAACCAATTCATACCGGCCCAATCCTCGAATTGGCTCCAACCGGAGCAGCCGCATGGCCGTTCCGGTTGTTCCGACTCTTTAACTTTTGGTTTTGTAGACTTCTCTACTTGAGCCATTTTTACTCCATTGTATAGGTGTAGCCATAGTTACTTCTTCTTTTCTTTCTTTTTTTCTTTACCCTTCATCTCTTTCTTGTCTTCTTTCTTTTCTTTGCCAAAGGGCATTTTCTTCTCTTCTTTCTTAGCCATTATTTCTCCTGTGTATTTTTTATTTGCTTATTTAGCCGTTCTAATACTTCTGGAAACGGTCCCTTTACTCTGTCGTCTATTAATGTACCATTCTCTTCTGAATCAAGAATGATTCCTAAACACGCCCTTGCGTGTCCTAAATGGTGAATACCTGAATCTTGCGCTAAGTCTTCACCTTCTAACCATGCCGTTATGTGCCGCATAGCAGCCGCAACATATATCCTTGCTTGAACTTTCTTTGCTCTAAAGTTACGAAAACCATACTTTCTCGTACCATCCATCATAGCAAGGGCTTCATGGGCCATCGCTACGGGAAGAACTTGGCTTAGGTCTACTTTTTGAGCACCTAATAAATCTTTAGGGTTTGTTGTGTCTGCTTTACTTGTTGCTTCCGTTGTCACCTTTTCTCCTCATAAAAACTGACAATATCTTATTAAACAGTTCATCCCACCAGTAGTATCTACATACATATATACTCCAAGGATCACGTTTTAGCATAATATATAATTTACCATTATCCCCTTTGAGCACGTCACCAACACAAATGTGTGAGTTGTACATTGTTGCAGGAACACGTAACATTTTAATCCTTTCTCGCCGTTACCGAACGCTAATTGTAGTTTTGACTGCCACTAATCTACCTCCGTATGATAAAACTGTGCTATTAACCCTTTTGTTTTATTCCAGACTAATGCCTCAGCAACTCGAAGATTTCCGGTAAAATGGTTCTCGCTGTGCCAAGCATCGGGCGGACATAACGCTGATAGAGTTCTAACACGTATGCCGTACTTTTCGTCTAACTTTGTTTTATGCGTGTGTCCTATATGAATTTCACGGAACTTTGAATTTCCAAAAGCTATAGGGTCTTCTGTAGCCATCCAAATGCCGTAATCGTCTTTCTTACCTTTGTCACCGTGCGTCAGAAGTAACAGAACGTCTCCCCACTTGATAAACTTATGTGGAGTAGGCTCGTTATCAACAGTTACATCTCCATAGTTATGAAAGTAGCATTCAAGAGAGTCGCCTAATGTAAAAGCTGTTTGTGTATCGTGATTTCCCGGTATCACCTTAACAATTACAGGAGCAAATTCCCTTAGCCTTTCTATGGTCCTACAAAGCATTTTACGAGCAGTCTTATAAACCTTTTGATACCTAGTATCCGAACTTACTATTGTTCCTTTATACGTTTCACTTCTGAAGTTATCAGTTTGTAGTAGATCATTACCAACACCTAAAACTATCACATCAAATTTGTAGTTTTTAGTAGACGCTATTAGTGATTCTACTGCACGAATATAAGTCTCTTCTGCTATCTCGGTATCGTAGTCTTTCCAGCCTGTTTCTTTCGACCAAGCAAACTTTCCAATATGTAAATCGGGAATAAGAAGTTCTAGCATATTACCGCTAGGTGTTGTAATAGCACAATCGTTCCAAATAATAGGCCATTTAGCAGCCTCCTTAGCTTCGTTTTTTAAATCTTCTATCTCTTTACGAATATCTTCTACATATTGTTTCTTATGTAAGAACGCCTTTACTTGCCACAACGGTTGTACTTGAGCCGTTCCGGTAGCATCTTTGTAACCCATGTCCCATTTATTGCAAATAAATCTATCAACTTCCCATAAGGACTTATCGACTTCGCAATATGCTAACAATTCGTCTAGCGTATGTATGTTAGTTTTTGGCAAACTGATAATACACTTGTCTTGTGTGTATTCTATTTTTGTTTCTTCAGTAGTATTAGGAACCTCAGCCGGGTTAACAGCTTCTAAAAACTCAGAAAAGGTTGAGAAGTATTTAGTCCATTCTTGAGGGCCGAACTTGCTATGTTTTCTATAATAGTCTCTGGTAAGTATGTTACCAGTAATTCCTTGTAAGCGTCGGGCATCTTGAATTATATCATATCTTAATGTGTTTATTGTATCTGACATTCCCCTCCATTTTTACTTCTAAACATATTGTAACACATACTAAACCACTTGTCAAGGGTTTGAAGCGTCTTTGGTGCTCTTAGTATCTTTACGTGGTCTAGTAGGACGGGCTTTAGCTAGTTGTACAGCGTACATCGGTGCGATAAACGCCCTAAAATCACTACGCTGTTCTTTGATTTCTGTTACAATTTGAGCCGTTTGTAGGTTGACCGCACCTTTTAGCTCACTAACACCAATGTGAATCTCTTCTAGCTTGGAAGCCTTGGTTTGAAGCCATTTGAAACCCTTGTATAAGACTCCTAAAATTGTAAGCAACGGTAGCCAAAACTTAACCTCAGTGTATACTGAGGCCATTGTTATAGCTACGCCTATTTCTACCAACATAATACTCCTTATGCGCTTTGCATTATTTATAAATGAATAGAGTGTTCATATCACCTATTCGTGGATGCTGATCGGGGTTTCCTATAATCTTATCAACAAACCAATGATTTGTTATTCTACGACTATCTGCCCAATAGACTCCGCCCTTGGCATAGTCTTTAGTACCATCATATATGGCGTCTACCTCTTGCAGTAGACGAGTAAAGTTTGGTTCCCATACTGAGGGTGTGCCAATAGGCTGTATTAGCTCTGCTGAGTATTTAGGAATATTATCTATAATATCTAACCAGCTACCCCAACCTAAACGTTGACGGTTAGCCAGACAAGACATTATTAAACACGGTCCTAAATGACCGCCGTATTCTTGTCCATATCTCCAGCCTTGTAATACAAGTTGTCCTTTAAGAAAATCATCGGGCCTTAACATACTTCTCCATTATATCAAACTCTATTAGATTTGTCAAGGGGTAATCACTTACCCCCTAACGCGCTTGCAGCTCCTGCATAGATGCTACTTCGGTAATCTTTCCTACTAGGTTCTCCAGCGTAGACTTTAGCAGCTTTTCCTATAGCTTTGCCAGTATCACTATTAACTACTTTAGAAGCAGCTTCACCAGCCTTACCGATGCCGCCAATTATCTTCCAAGTGGTAGGGTGATTAGCAGCATACTCCACAAAGTCCTTAACACCTTTAAGACCTGCTGTTAAACCAATGGCTCCTACAATAGTTTCAAAACCACGGCTTATAGCAGGAGCTACAAAAGCAGCACTGCCCGGCAAAGCAGTATTAGCTATAGAACCAGCTAAGGCACCGCCACCGACACCTAATGTAGCACCGACTAAACCTGTACCAATATAGATACCAGCTTTTGCTAATTTCTTAACACTAGCAGTATCCTTAATATCATTTACTATACTTTGGACTTTTTGTAAACTAGCAGGATCGCGTGTGCTAAACACTTCATTAAACACATCTGGTTTGACTTTTTCGTACCAATCTAAGTATTTAGCAGGATCAAATCTACCACCGGGACTACTATTTTGAATTACCTTTTGGTGGATACCATCTGCTATAGTTTGCCAATCGTCACCAGCAACACTTTTAGCTTTTCGGATAGCATCAAGAGGAATATCACCTTGTAGAAAGTTAGGATTAGTAGCTCCGTCTTCTATACCTTGCATGAATCTAGGAGTAATACTAGCTGTGTCTTCTTTTTGTGTGGTTCTAGCTTGTTCTAATTTATCATTAATACGGGCCATAGCATCATCATAATCAGTTTGAGCATGTGCAACGTCCTGTGCTTGTATCAAAGGGTTAGTGATTTTTGCTATCTCTCTTTGTTTAGTAGTATCGGCTAATGTAGTAGCATGTTCTGTATCCGCACCTTGGTTAGCTGCACTTTGACGTGCTTCCGCATCTTCTAATGTATTAGTTCGTGCTTGTGTGTTTATAGCTGTTGAAGATGTTCTTTCGGCCTTTGCATCATCTAATGCTTTCTGATAGGCATCTTCAACGTGAGCCAACCCTTGAGAGTGTGCATCAAATATGCCGTCTATTTTAGCTCTTAGTTCGGGACCAAATAGCCTATCTTTTACAGCATCCTTAATGGCGTTCCAACTAGTTAAAGCAGCTTTTGGATTATCTTGTGCTAAATCCGCAAGTTGACGTATTTTAGTAGATACTATTGGGGTTATACCGTCTATTCCAGCAGTTTTTCCCAAACGACTAATAAGTTCAATCCTAGCCAATGCGTTAGGAGAATTTATTACATACTTAGTAGCATCATCTAATGCTTTGTCCTTGTTTTTAGGATTTATGTTTAATTTTTCGCCTGTAGTGGTTTCTAAATCTCTACTATTATCGAAATAGGCTTTTCTTGCATCTGCAACTTGTTGTATTACTTCGGGGTTATTAGTGTGCTGCGCCATTGCAGTTACATCATCATCTATACCTTTGATTAAATCTCGCAGAGTAGTATAATTTGGATCATGCCATCCATGCTTCTCACCCATAGCTTGCGCCGTGGCTCTTACGTCTTTTCTTTCGTTTAATAAATCCTGAATAGTTGCGTCTGGGGTTTTGTTAACTATAGCAGCAGGACCAATGGCACCCTTCTCTGCGTTTTCTAAAGGACCGCCATAAGCAGCCGTCTCTAAAAGCTCCTTAGTCCTTTGCTCTAGTGTTTCGTTACGAGCAGCTTTAGCCGCTGCTTGTATAGGAGTATCGGCGGGAGAAGGTTTGCCTAATGCTTCAATAGCAGCATTAGAAGTATTACTATTATCTCTAGGGATTGTTTGTCCTTCTAGTTTACTAGTAACGTCTTCAATCATTGTGTCATAAGCTTTGTGATTATTTTCTTTAGCAGTGTTTATTAAAGTGCTTAAATTACCAGCTATATCTTCTGGACCTTTTACACCTTCGGGCAAATCGGGAGCATTTTTTTGTAAATTAGTTGCTAAGTCTTGATGCACAGCTTGCGTAGCATCGGTTTTAGCTTTCTCAGCAGCATCGTTACGAGCCTTTAACAACTTTTCAGCTTGTGTTTCGCTTCTAGTACGCTGTTGATCCGCTATTAGTTTACGCTGTTCTGCTTCCTCTTGTGCAGCTTGCTTAGCTAGTTTAGCCTTATCTGCCGAGCTTCCTTCGTGAGCTTTTAGTTGTTCCTCTAGTTCACGTTGTCTTTGTGCTGCTTCTGTTGCGGCTTGCTCTTTAGCTTTTTGTAAATCTGTTGCGGCTTGTTTTGTTTGTGCTTCAGCCGCGCCGTTGTGCCAGTCAAAGATACTATCAATCTTATCTTTGATACCTTTAACAGCATTTGACACGGTATCTGCTACGTTTTGTTTACTAACATCTGATAAAGCCTTGTAAGTATCGGCGGCTTTTGTTAATATGCCACTCTTATTTATTAATAAACCTACTTCTTCACCTATTGGTCCAAGAACAGCACTTGCTCTTGCCATTGCACCGGCGTCTTTAGCAGCTTGTCCAGTGTCTCCACCAGAGCGAATAAGAGTTTGTACGCCTTGTATGCCTCCAGCCTTTAATGCTTCGACACCTGTTTTTAGAGCATATAGCGTTATAGGAGAGTTCTCAAGAGTTTTCATAATATCTGAAATCTTTTTAAGTTTGTCAGATTGTGATAAACCTTTTAGTGCCTCATCTCCTAATAGAAATTCTACTAGAGTCTCGCCACCATACCCAAACTTCTCGCCTATAGAGGTGTTCTCATTATCTCCTGCATACTCATGTAAAGTATCTCTAACGCCTTGCGGAGCATGAACTATATCAGAAGCACCAGCAGCCGTACTAAGAAGCCCTGCTCCGAATCCAGCAAAAGGTGCGGCTACAGCCTTACCTAACATGGTCGGAAGATTATCGTTGTCACTACCTATTAAAGGGCTATCTACTTTCTTAGGACCGCCAATAGGCGTAGCACCGTCTAAAGGATCACTACTTTGCTGCGTAGTCTGTGAGGACTGCGTATGCATTGTAACAGGTGTAGCACCTTCTAATGGATCACTTTGAGTGTTTTGTGGGGAAACGGAACTAACCGCTCCCCCTACGTTTTGATCTAACATTATTACCTCTTATTGAATCGGCACACGCTTACCTTGAGCATCAACATACCCAACTATTTTATTATTCTTTTGCAGAGGAGTAGCCCCGTTTGGAACTTTACTATAATTAGGGTCTTTAGTCCAATCTACGGTCTGATTTTGTGTATTTTGTACATTACTTTGCGGACTTGCAGGACTACTGTTATTGTCCCAACGTGTTTCAAACCCATATTTACGTAATTCCGCGCCAACTTCAGGTGGAACTTTAATATGTTCTTTAGCAGTTGCCATAGCAATACCATCAAGAGTATTAAAGCGTTCGCTAATGAGTCCTCTCCAAGCACGAGTAACAGCATGTTGTTGCTGTGGGCTTAAATTAGCACTCATGGTATCTCGACCTTCTTCGATCTGGCCCTGATAAGGAGTACCGCCAGCCATAGCAGCTTTAGAAACTTCGTCGGCAACCTTCGGAGCAATCGCCTTAAACGTTGTTATTGGAGTATCACCAACGTTTACATTATAAAGATTTGCTAAAGCGTTCAAAGGAGCATAATTACCATGATTATTAAGTTGGTCAATTGCTGTATCCAAATTACCCAAATGCTGCAAAGCAGTACCAACAGCTTGTGTAGCAATACCAGCAGGACTCTTAGGATCACCCAATGCGACTCTAGCTTTATGTATTTGATCGTAATCTCCATCATTATAATTAGGATTAACAAACTTACGAATATAATCCAACATGGTTTGAGCATCCATTTCATATTGCTTTCCGTTGTTATAAACTTTTGGCGGGGCAGTAGTCTTTGGGTTTAAATCATAATGTCCAATAGCATAAAGAGTATCAAAAGGAACACCCGCTCTATCCGGGCCTCCTACTTCACTAGTTTGTACACCAGCTTTTTGAAGAATACTTTTGAGTTCATTACGACTTTCAAAACCAGTGATAACACTTGGATTCCAATTTGGCGGTTCTTCTAAAGCCTTCGACATTGCTTGAATACTTTCATTAGCAAGTGCTTTAGTGTCTTTAGCCTCTTGTAGCTTTCTTGTCTCCGCTGCTTTATTAGCTTCTTCGTCATTTTTTATTTTTACGTTTATGTGCTGGTTCAAATCATACTTATTAATGTTGTCCAACCCACCTAACAAATTTGTCATTCTATTAGCGGCTGTTGGGTCAGTCTTAGCTAACGACTGTATGGCTCTACCATAAGAAGTCGTATCATCTCCTTGTCCTGTAGCCATTAGTGCCGCCTGAAACTTTGCTAGTGTAGGAGCTAATGTTGGGTCTTCTTTTAGTAACTTAGGAAGATCAATAGTTAGTTGCTTTGTTGTGTCAGGTTGAGTTACTGCGTTGGGGTCATATTTAATACGACTTGTAATACCATCTACATACTGTTTTGTTTCCCCGTTATCCGGCACATGGTCTGTAACATTTCCCGGTCCAGCGTTGTATGCTGCTAACGCTAATGGAATATTACCATTATATCTCTGCATTTGCTGTGATAGATAATGAGTACCACCAAGAATGTTTTGCTCTACGTTAGTAGGGTCGGTAACGCCTAACTGAGTAGCAGTATTTGGTAAAAGCTGCATAAGTCCAACCGCACCTTTGGGACTAGTTGCTTTAGGGTCTAGTTTACCGTCCTCTCCTAATATGACCCCCTTAATAAGGGCTTTCGGAACATTAGTATATGTCTTAGCTGCCTTATCTACCGCACTGTTAATTTCGTCGTTGTCAATGGTAGGTTCTTCTAACTGATATTGTGGCTGAGCACTAGATTCGTTTACAGCTTTACTATAATTTTGTAACTCATTATCAAGCAGCATCAAAGACTGTACTTGTGTCTTACGGTTTAGGCTCATGCGTAAAGACATAGGATAAGAACCTAAAGCAGGGTTATCGCTACCTTGTATATTATACTTCTTTTCAGCCGCCTGTTCTTCAGGTGTTATTAGTCCTGTAGCTTTCATGTTAGGATCAAGTACCATATAGTTAATATCTGATAAAGGAA